CCATGTGGGCGCGGTCGATGCCGTCCATCGTCCAGGCGATAAAGTCAGCACATTCCACGCCCGAATCGTCGCCCGCATCTGGTTAAAATCAATGCCGATGTCGCGGATCATAAACGGCACCCCGAAACCCGTCGAGTCGGTGTATTTGTTGTATGTGAGGCGAAACTGATCGGTCGGGACTTTCGTGAGTGCCCTCGGCCCAATCCCGACCGTCAGCATCTCAAGCTCGGCGGCGAAAGCATACAACTCCCGCTCGGCGCGGATCTCCGCATCTGCATCGACATAAAGCCATTCAAAAGTCATTCGGCGGCGGCGAGTGGTGCCGACGAGGGCGATCGCCGCATCGTCGTTCTCGTCAAAACGACCCGCATATTTCAGATTTGCGGGATCGTATCGGTAAACTGCGACCACTTGATTGAGCGTGATACGCTCGGGGTCGCGGGCGACAGAGAAGTTCTTTACCCCGTCGCGCCGTGCTGTCATATCGAAGTCTCGATAACTGTCCAGACCCGTCAAACCTGCGATGCGGTATCGCGGTGTATATTTGCCGTCGATGATTATCAGATCAGCAAACCCCTCGATCAGTGCGTCGGTGATCAACGTATTCGACGATCTTTCTGCCGCAATATGTCGCCGCGCTTTAGTCGTTCCGAGGTTCGTCTCCCACGTCGCAAATGCCGTCGAGTCCAGATTGCTCGAATCAACCGACAGGTGCGTTTCCAGAATGTCTTGAACAATATCGGGCAACGATTCCAGAAGCGTCCCGCCACTGGTCCCATTGTGAGTTGCCCCTTGAATATTTGCCGTCACCGTATCGGTCGTCTCGTCGTATGCGTCGTCCATCACAAACTCGGCGTTTGCGAGATCGGTTGAGGTGAGGGTTGCCGCAGATCCGTTCTTGTAAACCGCCTCGATGCTCTTGAGGGCATGGGCCGCGATCTTGAAGGTGCGATTCGTCGTATTAATACAGAAACATGGCACCTTTTCGCCGCCGCCCGCAGTGGTACGCCAATCGCCATATATGAGCGGGATCGGGAGGTTTTTGGACTTCTCTTCGACGTTTGAATAAGTGGATGCAAAAAATTGATTGGTCGGCAGAACCCGCTCGTCTTTCATGCGCTCATCATCGAGGTCAATCCTCGCCGTCGTATCGTCAAACGTGATGCCGCCCGGGAAAAGGATCGTGCCGATAAATACGGTGGTATAGTCTGCTGCGGTGGTGCCTTGCCCGATCTTGACGGTCACGCTTTTGTTGCTCCACTCGTATGTTTCCATCAGATCAGAGATGCCCGAGTCGGCATTGTCGAGATCGAGCGTCAAGCTCGGCATTGTAACGCGAGGGTCGAGCAGTTGCCCCGCCGAGAGGGTCATCGATGACATACTCAAAAGCCGCCCATCGTAAACCGTGCCATCGTCAAACGTGACGGGATCGCGGGCAAATCTGAGCGTCTTGCCCGTCAAGGCAATCTCAACCAGTTGCCGCCATTCTTGTATCGATGAGTTCGCGTCAAAAGCCATTACTCGGTTTTCTCCTCATAGACCAGTTGAGCAGTTGAATAATTGCCGATAAACTGATGCGCTTGACCGAGCGGCGTTTCCAGATAGCAATAAAGCGAGTCTTTGCTCGGTCGATTGTCGGGATCGAGGGCAAGCACGATGGGCCGCGAGTTGCCTGTCTTTTCCATGATTGCCGACAGCTTATCCGTCTGCGTTTGACTCTGGAGGTTGAACCGGACGGTCGCCCTGCGGTATCGGTTGCGATTGCGGAAAAAAGTCTGCCGCCCGGGCACCCGATCGCCCTCGCTCGGGTCAAACATCGTGATATTAAAACCTTGGTTTATATTCCGAGTTGTCTCGTAATACTGTCCCGCCGCCATGCGCCCGATCTGGAGATAAGCGTCTGAGTTGCCCGAATCGGCAAACGTGACGCGCCACCACCGATATGTCTGGCTGAGAAAAAAGACGATGCGTTGCAAAACATTGCCATCGGCATCGGTCGCGATCGTCAACGCTTGAGAATACGAGGGCGACCCCCAGGAATTGCTCGCGTGAGCTTGCAAGGTCACGGTCGCCGAGGCGGTGAGATTGAACGTAAACATCGAGAATACCGTAATATTCGTCGCGGTGCCGAGATCAAAGACGATGTTCTCGCTTGCCTTGCCTGTCGTCCTCCACATCTTGCTGACATGATCGTGGACGACATTGGCGGGAACAAGGTCGGTATTTGCTTGAGATGATCCCGTGATCGTCGCGGCATCCCAAGTATCCATGTTGTACAGTATTCTCGCGTTGCTTGCCATTTTATACGCTCGGGTCGGTTGTGAGTCCAGTGCTATACATTACAGTTGATCCTCGGGTCGATTCGCGGTTGAGCATCTGCACGATATACGGTTTCGCGTCGTTTTCGATGAACGATCGCACCCCCTGCTCATCGATTGTGTTGACCGAAAAATTAAAATGGAAATTTGAACCACCCGAGCCAGAGAACCCGCCCGACATGCGCGAGCTTGGGGTGATGTCAACCATCTCTGGACCCGCCTCGCCCGCGAGAAACAGAGTCGGCTCGGATACCATGCCATTGTATCCATTGGCGGCAGGTACTATGCCCGCTTCAGACATTGCCGCCTCGCCAATCATCTCTTTGAATTGTTTGCGCTTTTGATCTTCGACCAACTGATCGGCGGTTGATTTGATAATTACGTCGCGGATTAATTCGGTAAACTGAACCCCTTCATCGCCATATATCTGATCAGACAATAAACCCGCCGCAAGATTACTTGCATTGCCATAATTGAGATAAAATTGCCCCTCTCGATCTTTGCCAAATTGTTCCTGTAATTGGCTTGCAAAAGACCGTTCTTGTTGTTGTTTTGCATTTCGTCCTCGGCGCGAATATTTACCTTGCTGATCTCTTAAACCTTTCCCAAGATCTGTGGTCATCGAGAGTTTACCGATGCCTCCCATCTCAACGGCAAACGCAACCTCTTCAGCGATGCCGCCGAATTGCTTGCGCTCAACAAGTGAGGCGGGAGCAAGTGCGCCAAGAACACCTGTCGCGACGGTCGTGATTGCCAGACCGAGAGGGCCGCCGATCGCTTGCCCGATCCCTTGCGCGGCACCCGCCACCGCTTCGCCAAAACCTTGTCCCTCGGTGATGCCCTTTAACCCGCCGACGATCGCTTGCCCAACTGCGCCGTTTGTATCAAAAACATCGCCAAATTTTTCACCAATAATATCAGCAAGCGGCAACTCGCCAACCATTGAGGTCCAAGAATTGCGGTCGCCAAGGTCAATATTGCCGACGTTGATCTCAAGCTCGGGGTCAAACGCTTCCTCGGCACCCACCGACAAGCCGCCACCGATCGCCTCGCCGTCTGGTTTGGCGTTGGCTTTCATTGTCCCGACGGCACCCTCGTATTTCTTAACAACCTCGTCCATCCCCTTGTCGACCAGATGCGAAGCGGATTCGGCTGTTGTTTGTATTGCCTCGGTTACTTTGACCGTCTCGGCGGCAATGCCCGTCTGCATATCCTCGGCGTGTTCGCCGATGCGATTAAACGATTGCCGCACCTCTGCCGTTCCTTCGGACCATCGCTCTTGAAATGTTTTCGGCGCGTCGACGGTCATCGGAGTAAAGTCGATCTCGTCAATCGAAACCCCGATAATGCCCGCGAGGCTATTAAACGATCGGATAATGCCGTTGATGCCCTCGGTAAACATCTGTTGCATAAAATTGACCCCTTCGACAAGCGGGATCTTGATTGCATCCCATATTGCCAGGAATCCTTGTTTGAGCGGTGCCCATACGATTTTGGCTAACTCGGTGATAATGCCGACCATACCACCTCTGCCCGTGGTGCCAAAGGCGAAAGTGGAAACAACCCCGAGTGCCGCCGAAAATACCGAGCCGATATTACCGAGAAACTCTTCGGCAAAACTGGCGTTGTTGAATAGCTCAGATAAAATATTGAGGGCGGTATTTTTGAAGCCGACGATAAAGGTCAACGCATCGCGGAACATGGTATCGATGCCGCCAAAAGATGCAATAAATTCATTCGTGCGAGTTACGGCAGGGATCAAAAACTCGTCAACGATCTTCGTGACGATCGGCAGAAACGTCTCGCCGACGGAGATGCCGAACTCGCTCATCGCCGACGACAGTTTAGTCATTGCCCCATCGAATGACCCGAGGCGCGTGTCGGCCATATCTTGCGCCACGCCGCCCGACTCTTTGATCTTGGCATCGAGAGTCGAAAACGCCCGAACCCCTTGCGCCCGCAGAGCATTGATCGCTCGCGCTCCTTCAGTGCCGAAGATCTTGAACGAGTCCTTTGTCGAGACAGAGTTCTCGTCAAGTTGTGTTAGTATATCCGACATCGGGAGCATCTTGCCCTCGGTGTCGGTAAACGTCAACCCGAGCCGCTCCGCTTCCCTTGCCGCCTCTTTGCTCGGTGCGATCATCGAGCGCAATGCGGAGTTGAGCGACGAGCCGCCGATACTGCCCTGCAATCCCGCATTTGCTAACAGGCCAAGTGAGACGGTCGTATCGTCAAACGATACCCCTGCCGCCGATGCGGTTGGGCCGACCATCTTAAACGCTTCGCCCAACTGCCCGACATCGGTATTGGCATTGCGCGAGGTCTGCGCGAGCTTGTCGACAACCCCGTCCAGATCGCCCGCATTCATCCCCATACCCGACAGGATATTGCTCGATATGTCTGCCGCCGCACCGAGTTCCATGCCCGCCGCCGACGCGAGGTTGAGCGTTGCGGGCAATGCGTCCATGATCTGGTTTGTATCAAATCCCGCCATACCGAGGAACTGGATGCCCTCGGCAGCAGAGGTTGCCGAGTGCGCGGTTACGGCACCCATATCGCGGGCGAGATCCGACAAGCTTTGCAACTCGGTGCCCGTCGCGCCAGTGATTGCACCGACATCGGCCATCGATTGTTCAAACTCGCGGGCAAGATCAAACGACGATTTTAACCCTGCGCCGACCGCCGCCAGACCACCGACCGCCATTGCACCGAGCGCAACCGTGCTTGCCTTTATCCCCGAGAGGAACGACCCCGACCGACCTTCGTCAAAGGTGTTTGCCGTTTCCCGCTGTATGTCTCGCAGACCACCACTAAACTGGTCATTGAGCTTTATCGCGACCGTCAGATCCTGTTTTACTGCCGCCATTATTTTCCTTTAATATTTCATTCGCTTCGTCGGCGAGAACATCAAACGCTTCGGCGACGATGGTCGGCATCTCGACAAGCTCGGTATATCCGAGATGCCGTTGGTATGTTCCTGGCTGAACGGAATGCGCCAGATGGTGGATCTCATACAGGGCGCGACTCAAGTCGCTTATCTTGCGGGCGGGACATCCGACAAATGCCTCCTCGCCGAGAAGACCGCCTCGATCCTCCCCTGCGGGATGGAGGCAAATGTCGGGCTTGCGCCGTCCTCGGCACGCTATGCACCCGCGACCGCTTCCGAGGTGGAACCATCGGCACGCCCGACGAAGTTTTTTAGCTCGTCTCCCGTCATGTGCGCCGTCTCGCCCAGTACTTGCACGACTTCCATAATTAAACTGTTGTCCTGGGCCGAGGTGGTCGGATTCGGGATGTTGAGAAATATGTCGATCGGGTCGGTTTTCTCGACCCCGTCAAAGACAAACCCCTTAAAGCCTCGCGTATGATTCGCAAATCGTTTTAACAGTTTCAACACATCGACGGGCATCTGGCGCACCCCTGCACCTTGCTCGGGATCGTCAAGCCACCGCTTGAGATGCTCGTCGCGCCACGCATGGACGGATGCCTCGTCGTCATCGTATAATGTGTCGATCGGTTTCATTCGTTTGATCTCAAGAGATAACTGCTCGCCCTCATCGAGGTCGCGGTTGCCCTTCCATTGCGGTATATATCGAAACCAAGCAATGCCCAATTCCATCTTTAAAATCTCCTTGCGTCTGTCGGGAGGATCGGACTGCCCACAGAGTGCGGGCCGAGGCGACGCGACCCCGACGACCCTCCCAAAGAGAAACGTCAATTAATCGAATACGACCGTGATCTCGTCCTCGCCACTGCTCGATGCGAGGGCGGTCAAATTAGCGGTGTATCGGATCATGTCAGCATCGGGCGAGTCGCGTTGCGAGGGTTGAAACTGCGAGATATTGCAGTTGAT